CAAGATAGTTCTGCTTTTCGAACAGCGCTCCTTTCGCCTTGTACTCATCGCCGATCGCGCCAAAGAGATCGGAGACCGATCCGGCCGCGCTGGTGAATGTATCTGAGCCGATCGCCATCTCAGATATCCTTGGTGTCGAGCGCGCCGCCAATCGACACGATATTGCCGGGATAAGGCCGACTGATCTGCCAGCACAACTGGCCGTCCAGGGTATCGCTATCCTGTGGTTGCAGGCGGAATACGCCACTCACCTGTGTCACCGGCGATATCTCGGTCGGCGGATTGGTGTTGGAGAATTTTAGCGGAGTGAGTTTGTCAAAGCTGGTGCCAATAGAGATCGTATTCGACACCGCGCCCTCTACCTGGACCATGGTATAGTGATGTCGTCGAAGCTTGCCGAATGCCGGACCATTGCGCGACCCGCTTTCCTGCGGTGTGCTCGGCCGCACCAGTTGCCCTCGGCTCGTGTAGGTATAGCCGCACCAGATCGGAATTCCCGGAATCGACGCGACGTAGGTTGCGGTGAATATTCCCTTGGCCGTACCGGCGGAAACGCCGTCGCCAAAGGGCACCGTGACCGTGCCGTTGTTCACCGAATAGTCGCCGCAGTCCAAGCCACCCGCCCATACCGAAACGGTCTTGCCGTTCAGCGGCCAGAGACCAGAGAGCAGCAACCCGCCATAGGGCGGCAGAATATTTAGCCCGATATGGCTGACCAGCGGCGCCACCGCGTTGTCAACATATTGCGCATCCAGCAGCGTCGATCCTTCGTCAAGGATATCGGACAATGCCTCGATCTGTCGGATGTTGGTTACGGGATCGTTGGTGATCATCATCAGCGAGTCCGAAGTTCCCTTCGACGACGGACCAACCGAAATGCTTTCTACAACCCTCCCCGATCCCAGCACATGCCGGTGCGCGGCATTCAGGGTCGGGCCTTGTGCGCTCGCCAGCGTGGCGCGCTCATAGGTGCAGCCGATCAGGCCGGACGCGGTGTAGGCATTTGGCGGAACACGGGCCCAGATGTTCGGCGATAGTTCCTGCTGGTAGCAGATTTCATCGATGCCGCCCTTGGTCAAATGCTTCCAGAGCAATGACAGGTTCGGACCTGACAGTTTGCCAGAAAATACGTCGGCAAAATATTCAACCAGCTTACGAGAATAGCGCTGTATGAAGACGATGGTATGCTCACAATAGCGCACCTCCGCATTGGCAGAGCCGATCTGGGTAACGCGCGCCGCGCTGATGTTGTTTGGCGCAATAGCTCCCTGACCCGGTGCACTGACCAGCCATTCTCCGCTTTGCGTACCGCAGATGATGCCCTGCTGGTGGTGCGCCATCCACACCACGGGATTGGTGTCATCGGCGTCGAATACCGCAGTGATTCCGTTGGCGGCGCCAACCGTTCCATCGGATGCCGTAGGCGCCATGTTAATGACTGAGCCCGCGATGCCATTAGACACGCAGCTATCGATACGATTGTCGATTGCGCCGCCCATCCAGACCCGGCCCTGGTAGTAGACGCCGCATGTCGGATAGCCGTTGGTGCCACCATAGGCGCCGAAGTTCCATGCATACATCACGGTCGAATTGTAGAGCAGCGGGCCGGCCTGGATGGTAGCCGTGATATTGCTCGCAGAATTCACCGCGGTAATGACGCCCCACGTCCAGACCGCATAGGCGGTCCCCGTCACCAGCGCCCATACGGTCGGAGAAATCTCCGGCGTCTGGTTGGTGGTGTTCACGAGGCAAATATAATAGTTCGCGACCGTCGGTTCAGCGACGGGATTTCTATAGCGCGCCACCACATTGCCGGGCACGTAAGCCGTTCCGGAAAAGTAGGCCGCAGGTTGACTGAACAACCGGACCTGGCGGCCGACATCGCTGGAGACAAAGCCGGGAAATGACGATCCGCCTGCGGTCTGCAAGGTGATCGAGCCTGAGGTGCCGGTCGGCGTGATCGTGGTACCGAAATATTGATCCAGATAGGGACCGTCCTGAAACGACACTTTGTTGAAGGGAGAAAATTGCGCGAACGGGCCTACCAGCGGAGGAAGCGAGTTTCCGGGTGCGGTGGTCACAGCCAGCGCATAGGGAGCAACTACGGGATGAAAAAAGAACGCCGTGGTCTCAGCCTGCGCCTTGCGGACTTGATCTATTCCGGCGGAAGTGCCCGGCGCGGTGTAGGGCGTGCTGATAACCAGCGTTCGCAGCGCCAGCGTACCCGTCGGGATGGCGCCGATCTGCGATCCGTCGATAAGGCCGGTGATCTGGTCGGCGATCGAGAAATGCGTGGTGTCGACAACCGTGATCTCGAACTCTCGTTCCTGCAGGAAGGCGACACCGGGGATCGTGACATTATCGCCGTTCGACCAGCCATGTGCACCGGCGGTTTGCACCACGGCAGGGGTAGCGGTGGAGATCGAAACGACGAGTTGTCCATCATTGGTAGTGACCAGATTAAGACCAGCGGCCGAAGTCGTCGGCGCAATGAACCCGCAGGCGAGATTGGTCAATACTATGGTGTAAGGCAGTGCCTCCTTGAAGGCGAATGAGAACAGCCGCCCCTCGAACCCACGGTAGGTATTGGCGACCCAGCGCGTGCCGGGGCGCCTTACCCATGTGCCAAGCTCGATCGGAATACCGTTGAGGCAGACGCTCAGCGCAGATTTGTAATCCGGCCGATCTGTGCGGCCTTGTGCGAACTGTCCCCATTCTCCGCCGGAGAACGAACTTATCTGGTAAGTTGCAAGCGCCATCCATCAACTCCGATGATGGCGTTTGAGATACTTTATCGCCTTCTTCATTTTTTCAGGATCGTCGTTGAATGCACCAAGACCGAGATTGCAGGTATGGCACAGCAATTCCCTGATCTGATCTGTTCGATGATCATGATCAACGACTAGGCGTTTAACTGGTCGATCGGGCTCAGATGCGCCGCAAATCGCGCAACGATCATTCTGAAGAGCTGACATGGCGTCATATCGTTCAAGCGTAATTCCATAATTGCGTTTTAGATTTCTTGCACGGCGATCTTCGCGGCAGCCTTCCTTCCAGTACGCCAGTCGCTTTTGTTCTTTAAGTTCTGGCCTGCTCTTGTAATAAATTCTTACGCATTCGGTACATGATTGGTTGATAGTCCATCGAAGATCAACATGTCCGTGCCTGCAAGGCACGCCGGTGAAATATTTATTGAGTCCACGTGCTCTAGCGTCGACGAGAGACACGATATCAATAACTTTTGATGCTGGTGAGATCAGAGCCGGCATGACACCCAGTCGTCCATCGGCGGCTCGACTGGACCTTGCTCGATCGCATTAGTCGTGCGCGCCTCACCCATGAAGCGAGAATATTCCTGCGCGATCTGTTGCTTCTTTGCGCCAGATTGCGTCAGCGGTTCGCATATTTCCAAGCCGAGTCGCGCGCCGAGACCTTCGCAGAACATGTCATCGAATGTCGTGACATCGACCGTATCGGCAACGAAGCGCAGCAGGATCACGTTGAACTGACGCGACACGATGAATTTTCCTTCGAAGAGCCAGTCGTCGTAGGCAATGCCGCTGGGCGCACCGAGCCATGACTGCGAGCCGGCCTTTGGGTCCTGTGGCGCACGGCGCAGGAAACCTGCCGGCTGATAGAATATGTTGCGGGTCGTGGCCTGCGATGACGGTCCGGTGCCGAGTGGATAGCGGATGTACAGAGGCGTGATCGTCACACCCATCGGAAATTCGGCGCCACCGAGCTGCAGCCAATTCACCGATCCCGTGCCGCCGGTGAACACCGTGGTCCACGGATTGAGCTTGCCGGTGTTGGTCCAGTAGGTATGCATGACATCGAGCGTCGGATCATGCCCGACATTCCCGTTGCCCACCGACTGATAGATGACGCCATCGGAGGCTCCGACATTGTTTCCGGTCGCATATGTCGTGCCAGAGGACCACAGCGCGGGCGCGCTTGCCGGGTCCTGATTGATGTTGAGATCGATCAGGCTCATGTATGCGACCGAGCTGCGCGTCACGACCTGGTTCATGTAATAGGTCGCGGTCGCGCTCCACGCTGTCGCGGCCGAAGGGCTGTCGGTGTTGCCCTCTGTCTGGGAGAGATAGACGCGGTTGGTCCCATCGCCAGTGGCGGTGTAGACGAGTTCACCCGCGTAATAGACGGTGCCGCCGGTCGTATCCCAGGGAGAGACCGTCAGCGGTCCGAAATATTCATCCCATACCGCTGAAACCAGCGGACGGTTGCCGAGATTGTTCGGGATGTTCGATTGCCAGACCGTTCCGTTCTCATCAGAGACGACGGAGCCCAAAAAATAGGTCGTGCTCGCAACCCATAGCGCGGGCTGCAAAAGCATCGTGTTCGTGCCGTTCGTGGAGTTGGTATTGACCGGCCGCAGCGCCGCGCGGCGGATAGCGAACGTCCATGTGTTGCGCTGCAGCTCGGCCCGCCGAACCTTGTCGTAGACGAATCCGATCTCGCTGGCGGCCTTGGATGACAGGTCGGCAAAACCGAGGGTTGGATCAAGCCGCGTCTGGCCGCAATGCTCAGCCGCGCGACTGCCGATATCGGTAGGGCTCAGGAATGCTGCCATGCACCGGAACGTGCGGTTCCGGACCTTTGACAGCAACGCACCGTTTAAGGCAGCAAAGCCTCGAAATCGGCCATCATGCGGGCAATCGGGTCGCTCCAGAGCCCGAGCTGCTGCTGCCGGTAGAGCCTCGCGGAGGCATACCAGGCGGTCTCGCCATCCTCCTGCATCCAGGGCCAGATCACGTTGTGGCGCAGCAGGACCATGGTTTGCTTGCCGAGGCTGCCTGCCAGATGGGCGACCGAGGTATCGACGGAGATCACGAGATCGAGGTGATCCATGATCCAGGCGGTGTCGTCGAAGTCGTTGACGCCGGGCATGGGATCGATGATGCCCAATTCCTTCATGCGCGCGTGATCATTGTGCTGCTTCTGCAGGGAGACCAGCACCACGCCAGGGCGCGCGAGCGGCGCGAGGTGATCGAGCGGGATGGTGTTCTGCTTGTGGACGATCTGGGTTTCGGGCTGCAGCGGCCGGTCGCCGGTGCGCCAGCAGATGCCAACGCGGAAGCCCTTGGGGAGGTCGAGCCGATCCTCGCGCAGGCTTCGCAGGTAGCCGCGCGCGCAGGGGATCCCCGGCACCACCATGCCGGTGTGCGCGGGAACGTCGAGCAGCGCGCAGCAATAGTCGATCGGCGTCGACGGTTTGTCGAACTGCACCACGACCTCGTCGGCGATCTTCAAGGACTTCGCCAGGCGGTACATCGGCAACCGCACAGCAAGCACCACCTTAGCGCCCATGTCCCTCAGGGTGGCGCAGAATCGCAGCGACAGGATTTCATCGCCAAAACCCTGCTCGCTATAGAGCAGGATGGTCTTTCCCTCCAGCGGCTCGCCGCGCCATAGCGGATAGGGCAGTTCCGCCCGAACCGGATAGGTCGGCGCACCGAAGCGATGGCGGTAATGCTGGAAGCCCTCTTCCCATTGCCCCATCCCGATCAAGGTGCGACCGAGTGAGGCATGGGCCTGCGGGTCCTCGTGCAGCTCCAGCGTCTTGCGGTATTCGGCAACGGCCTCGGGCAGCTTCATGCGCGAGGCGTAGAGATTGCCGAGGTTGATCCGGGCCGATGGATTGTCCTTGAGCGCGATCGACCGGTGATAGCTGTCCGCAGCGATCTCGTCGGCGCCGAGATCGGAATAGACCATGCCGCGGTTGCACCAGAGTTCGTACAATTCCGGGTTGATCTGCACGGCCACATTGTAGCAGAGCGAGGCCATGAACATCCGGCCGGCCTCCTGCTCGATCTGGCCGCGGATGGCCCATGCCGAGCAATGGCCGGGATTCATCAGCAGCAGGCGTTCGAGGGCTTGGGTGGCTTCGTCGCGCTTGCCTGCCTGGAGCAGGAGCATGGCGCGTTCCATCATCGCGTGGGAATGATCCATGGCAGGGGAAAGAGCCCGCCGGGGCCGTCAACAGCAACGCACCGCCCCTACTCTACGGCGGTCGGGATGCGGGTGATTTCGAGATTGTTGGCGGTGAAGGTCACGATCACCCATTCATAGGTGCCGGGCGGCAGCGAAATGGTCTGCTGGCCGGCGGTCGCGGTGATCTGCGTGATGCGCGCCGTGAAGGTCGAACCGTCGGGACCGAGCTTCTTGAGATCGATCGTGCCTGCACCCGTCGACGCCGTCTCGATCCAATAGCTGCCACCGCGCAGAACGAACGGGCCGAGTGTGCCCGCTGCCTGGTTCTGATAGACGACGCGATCGA